GTCGATCTGTGGCATGTCAGCCTCCTGGCAAGTTGGGGTTGGTAGAGGTCAACCCGGTCCCTTTTGTGCGGAGGTAACGGGCTTCGGCGACAAGAGGGCTCTTGCGTAGGTTTGTATCGGAGTTTTGCAGATCTTCCTGCTGTAGGTTGATCTCGGCAGGGCTGAGGTGGACGCCTGCAGCAGCCTGCACCTCGGCGGGTGTCTTCTGCTCATCCACCATGACAGCCACCACGGTCCGCCACATGATCACAGACTGGACGGTAGTCGGCAACTCGTCGAAAGGAAAGGCGTAGCGCACGTTTACTTGTACATCACGCTCCAGAACATCCGTGTGCTCTCTGCGGTCATACAAGAACCCGTTACGCTCTACCAGATTAGAGCACGGATCTACAGGGTCTATATTCGTGGCGCCAGCCGGCACCGGGACCTTGCCCTCTGCGTTGGCTGCAAGGGTCAACCTAGTGTCCGTGTTGAACCACCAATTACGCGACTGCAGCTCTATCCGCTTGACTTCCAGCATAGATCGAACTGCGATAGCGGTCGGGTGCGCGCTGTCAGGATCAGTCACCGGCTGCTCGCCTAACGCGCCCATCGAGCGATTGATGACATCGAGCACAGTGAACTGGCCCATAGCATTCCCCTAAAATTATGACGAAAAGACCCGGGCCTACCGATCTAAGCACGAAGCTTGAAGGGCAGGCCCGGTGAAGTCGAGACTAGGCTTTGAAGACCGCACCGCAGAGGTCCGGTCGGGCCGGGGTCACCCCGAACGCCACGTAGGTATCGAGGAACCACTGAAGCTCTTCATGATTGTACCAGTTCTTGGACTTCAGAGGAATTGCTTCGCCGGATAGGAGACCGCGAGGATGCATAAGGACAGCCGTCGCCTTAGCGTCCGCCGCCGTGACATCGTAGGCGTTGGTGTTGCTCGAATTAGATAGCGGATGGTTCGTAATGGGTTGCTGCGGAATACGCGCAGTCTCCAGGATCGGAACATCCGACACCGTGTGGATCTTGCGAGCCGCGACATTGGCATTACGGGGGCTGAAGTCTGCCGACGTCAGCCTATCGTTCTTCAGCAGGACCGACCTCTGCTCAGGCGGAAGCGCGATGAGCATATCCTCTGGCTCAATGTCGCGGTTTTTGAACTCGATCACGAGAGCGTCGATGGCATCGAACAGTTCATCGGGGTCAAGCTCGTCGCCAGGAGCGTTGAGGGTCGCCTGGACGCCAGCCTTGAAGTTAAGCTGCAGGTTGGCATCGCGCTCAGCTTGAGTGGGGCCGCCGAAGGCACCCTGGGCAGTCGGAGCAGCTTGCTGCGCGCCCTTGATGGCCTGGATGAGGAAAGCCTGCTCCATGAACTTGGCAACAGTCTTGCCATGATCCTCGGCGACCTCTTCCAGGACATTGAAGTCTTCTTGCGCCTTGTTGAGGATGCCTTGATTGTCACGCGCAAGCGCCACTGTATCAATGGTGAGCGCGACCTTGCCGAGTGCTCGGCTTTGAGCGTCAGGCCGAACGCCAGGCGTCAGGCCGATGATCTCTGTGCCTCCGAGCCGACGCTGGCTGATGGTGTCAGTGCCGCGAACGAACGACTTATCGAAGAACGGAAGAATAGGGGAACTTTTAAGGAACTGCTTCTGGACCATGCCATCGAAGCGCTCCAGCAACAGGTCGTGATTTGACAGATGTGAACTGTCTACGGGAAGAGGCATAGGAGCCCTCCATTATAGGCGCGAGCATAGCTCGCTGAAGTGAGTTAGAGCCCTTGGCGAGCACCAAGACGGCGAAGGTCATCTATCCGAGCAAGCTCGGCCGGCGATGTGCGACCGGTTCGATGGGCTTCCTGATACGCTTCGGCGTACTGTATCTTGGACAGCCCTTTTGCGCCCGTCGCGGTAGCCGTTCCGCTTTCGAGCAGTCCCTGGGTCAGCGTCGTGTTACTGTCCCCGGAAGCTTGGGTCATAAGAGATTTGGCAGCAAGTTCTGCTTGCTTTCCGCCAGCATTGATCATGTCCGCGTACTCCTGGCGTGCAGCGTCATCAAGATTGGTTTTCGCCCAATTGACAATTTCGTCCCAATTTTCTTCACCACCAACCGTATCGTATACGGCCTTAGTGTTGGCCTCGGATTTGGCCTGCACCTCGGTAAGGTGCTGATTGATGTTGCCCATGATCAGATCAGCAGTCGATTGGCCCACCTTGTCTGCTAGGACTTTAGTGTTGATGGCCGCAGGATCGCCGGTCCGCTGGGCTTGTCCAAATATGGCTTCCATATCGTCGGCGCTACGATAGGGTTTACCGGCTGGGTAGGATTTGCCGGAACTTCCTTTGACGCTACCTGCTGGGCAGGCGTCATCTCAGGGGTATGGTTAGCCTTCATCTCTTCAGCGCCGGGGGTCTCGCCCCCGTTCTCGTTAACTTCGTCCGGCATCAATCAATCACCTTGTCGGCTAGGGTGGGTGCGGCTTTCGCCGTGATCTCGTGGGCTTGTTCCTGAGCAACCTGGGCCTGCTGTTGAGCCTGCTCTTCCGACTTCTGCTCAGGGGTCTTCAGGAGCTGATCAGCTTGTAGGCCTCTCGAACTCAAAACAAAGTTGAGGATAGCAGCACGATTGAACTCCGCTTGCCAGGTTTCAGGCAGACCCGCAATACCTGATAGATCGATCAAAGCAGCCCGAAGATTGTCCATATCCCCGGCTCGGGATAGGTTCTCCAATCCTGTGATTACGCGAGGCTCGATAACGGTGCTGCCAACCCGCAGATCGAGATCCCGTAGTGCGAGCGTAGCCAGGGGCACTTGCCATTCCATAGCCAACAGGCTGTAGACGCCAGCATGCGCACTGTCCAGCTCGTGGGCAATACGGCGGATCTCTTCAGTGGTCACGCGCTCAGCATCTCGAATAGCGCCCGTCAGCATCAAGAATATCTGAGATAGCCGGGTTTCCAGCTTGTCGATATACTGCGCGACTATACCGAAATCGGCCGTCTTGTCCTTCAACGACACCGTTGTGATATCGCCCTCCTGGCCTACATGATATGAGCCACTTGGGCTTTCGTTCAGCTCCTTCACGTCGGTGGCTGCGCCGGGCCGTACTAGGTTCTTAATGTCCGCAGCCGCACACACACCTTCTTCGAACGCTGTCGAGATCACCTCCAGTGCTTGGAAGTCGGCGCTGTGCTGCTCGACCAGTCCTCTACCGTAATGCTCGCCAGGGTACAGGGACCAGGTCAAGAATATCCAGGGAGATGCCTTTTCAGGATACTCCGCGTGGAACCCTAGACTTACGTCATCTGCGTACTGACGAACCTTGACTTTGCCATCGGCCACTATACCCCAAGTGTAGACCCCGACCTCCATGTTCGGATCGTTTACATACTGCTGGCTGCTAGACCTGAGCATCGCTTGAACTTTCTCCTCAAGCGAGTGCATCGGTTTCGTCTCCTTGACGACGAACTCTCGCACCGTTCCATCGACATCCCGAAGCGTGACGTAGCTTCGGAGGGTCTTGGTTCGGATGCGCTTATTCGCATCAGGAGGCACAAACATCAAAGCATTGCCAGTCGGAAAAACGACCGGGTCGGAGGGAACAGAGCCACCGCCATCTTGTTGGCGAAATGGTTTAGACCTCTCGAACCGATGCCAACAACTGAATAAGCATGCTCAGTCCCGGAGTGATGATCAGGAGGAAATACAGCGGGGATCGTCCAATGAGCATACTTTTCAGCTCGCTCACACACATCCCCGCGCACTCCGCAAAGAGTACCCCAGCGTTGCCGACCGGTCGACCCCGTATGCGAGCCCATAAAGCTAACGGCGTGGGGCCGCGCTACATCTGCAGTGCTCATAGCTGGAGCCCCGATGCCGCCGAGGTGCCTCCGAGGAAGCTGGTCTGCGATGGGGCTTTAGCCCGTCGGCGCGGCCCCTGCAGTCGATCAGCCGCATCTGCTCCTAGACGAAAGATGCCCCCAGGATCACCTCCCGATTGGACCTGGGCAGACCGCCGATTGGAGGCCTCGGCAAGCTCTCGCTGTTGACTGAGTGCGGCTGCCGCTTCCTGGGCTTGCTGTTTAAGAGCTTCGTCAGCCTGACGTTCGGCCCTCCGGTTGGCCTTATTTTGCTGCTTCTTGGCCTGGTTGGCCTGATGCACCTGCACCCCTGTCGACAACAGAGACGCGGCGACAAGCGATGCTGCACCCACTTACGCCTCCTTTGGCTCGAAGTTTGGGCATTCCCAGATGGGGGACACAATACCGTGCTTTTGGCAGTTCACGAATACATCGTCAGCTATGCTGCATCTTTCCCCCGGCTCTCCAGCCGGTGTAAACTTACTGCAGCCGTAGCACAGACAGTGCTCACGATGCCTGCCTTTTAAATGCGGCTGTACGTGAACGTCTTCCCCATGATGGTTGTAGACTGTGGTCCGCATCAGAGATCCTTTCGATAGGTCGCGTGTTGCGGGTGAAAGCCAAGGCGGACAAACACCTTGTCCACCGCGTCGAACATGTCCGGGTGCTTGTTGCCCAGATAAAGCTCTTGAACGCCACGATCCCTGGCTTCGCTGACCAGCCATCTCAACAAGGCCAGCCCTGCGCCTGTCTGCCGCTGTTCAGGCAGGACGTAGAAGGCTAGTTCCTCGGCGATGGCCTTAGGGGTCAGGAAGCCAGGGCCGTGCGCGGCAGCGATGAAGCCAGCAACCGTTGAGCCGTGATAGGCCAGGGCGGCTATCAGTCTGCCATCTTGTGATATGTTGCGAGCCGTTTCAATGGCGTGATCGATGTCTATGTGTTGAGGATGCCGAACGTGATCGAACAAGTCATGCTTAAACATAGCCATCAAGTAGGCGACATCTCTGACTTGCGAAGATGTATCCAAATCGACTGGAATGATGTCCACGATCATTGGTTCCAGGGTCCTTGGGTGGGTCCCATGACTGCCGCTATGGCGCGCTTTACAGCCCAAGCCTGATGCACCTTTTGCCAGTCCTCAGGGGTCATCACCGGTTTGATTAAACTTTCGGGCTGAACGCATACTTGCTCAGCTCGGGTGGCAATGTCCTTCTGACTTGCGGCCATTGGCTCAAAACTCATCGCCATGATAACATCCTTCCTAGTAGTGGGGTTTAAAGATCACGAGAAGAAGAACTTTGACTTCCTAACTTCTGATATATCTAGGTTTCCCATGGGAGGCGGCGAAGGAAGGTCAACATCAGGGACTATGTTTTGGATCTCTTCCTTCAGCCGGTCCAGCACGTCTGTGCCCGAATACAGCGCAACAAACGTATCTCTAAGAACTGCAGCGAACATCTCCACACGTCCAGCATGCACAGCAAAATCATCGTGAATCTTCAATACCATGCCTCCGCACAACGTAGTGTTCACAGTTTTCGTAGGGATTTTCACAGGCTTTTGCATGACTGGAAATCCCAGAGGCGTCGTCCACCTCATAGGTTTACCTGCATCTCCTACATGCCTAGCCAACTGCTGGACCCAATCCATGACGACTGTGGCGCTAACCATAGTTTCCTCGATCGACGCCCATACGAGAGGCGTCAGAAACACTGCAGCTATTCTAGCCGTCTCGTGCTTAACAGTGCCTTCTTTAAGTGTATCTCCAAGGTAGTCCATTATAGCTTCTGTGCAGGTTGCTCGTGTGCTCCCGTACGGAAGCGTCATTACAGGTTTTTTAGTCAGCTTTCTCGACAGCTCAACATTAGACCAGAACTCAACCATTTGACCCAGCTCGTCTCTGTTGTCCCGGAACCTGGAAGCGAGCTTGAAGTCTGAAGTAAGTTTGGAGGTAGCGTCTCCGGCACTGAACCTTTTCTTGAGATCTTCAAATTTGGATACAACGACCTCAAGCACGGCAGAATAGGCGTCGGCGGGGGTATCTTGTGGCACTAGGTTGACAGCTCTTCCACCGACCGGGTCTCTGACCATTGCTGCGAAGTGTTGTAGGCCATTACAGCTTCCATCCATGGATATAGGCAGGTGAGACACAAAGGTTTCTTTGTCAGGTACTTTAGCGCAGTCCGCCCACTCAAAGCACCATGCTAAAAACTGCCAGGGTTTATCCGCTTCCAGCCACTGTCGGTGGGATAGAGGATCTTTGGAGATTGCGATAGCAGCTTCAGTGAAGTCTTCTGCCCATTTAAACCTTTCCAGATAACCTACCTTATCATACCCGAACTTGTTCGCTCCGTGGACCCCAAGCCAGAACATGCCGTCAGGTCCAAGGTCTTCTCCATCAGCAAACCTTAGAAGACCGCGACAAAAGTCTGGACCCTGAGGGCTCATGACGGTTGCAGCGTAGACGCGTCCTCTAAAGTCCATCTGACAGGGGAACCAGATCCTATCGTATTGACTGAACTCGCGAGCAGTCTTAAACACGGTTGCGAACTGGATCGCCTGACTTTGCCTCCGACCTTCCATGTTCCTCAAGTGCCGGACCTCTTTCTTCCATTCGGCGAAAGCAGGTTTCAGATCTTCCGGCACTTCAGACGATTTCATGTCAGGTGGCAAAGGCGACACCGGAAGCTCGACCGGGTCCATAGGAGGTAGTCCGATAGACCCAGCGTCCCGGCACATTTGCATGGCATCCAAGACATCCATGTTAACCTGCCAAGGAA